GAGACCTCAAGGTGTGGTGGTGTGGTCTGAAGTGCCCTGCTACGTTCAGGTAGGTGTTGGGGCCGTGGCTACCAGCGCCAGCACCCCGATTCCATCCTTCACACCCATCCCGTTTGTGGTGCCCCTGAACACCAGCGGCGCTCCTTGGCGCGTCAGCGTGATCCGGATCGGCAGCACCGACGGCACTGCTTACGCCAAACCGATTAACAAGCAATGAGCTTCGGTGTAGCCTTCCGCAACGCTGTCGGCATTGGCCTGGGCGGCATCATTTCGCTGTTTGGCGGGCGGGGGAACGAGCAGGCCCAAAGCAACCTTCTTTGTGAAAATGGTGACAACCTCGTCCAAGAGGACGGCGGTTTGATTTTGTTGGAGTAACACATGCCCGCAGTATCGCTTTCAGCCTTTGGCGGCGTTGGTGCTCAATTTTTTGACAACAGCGGCAATGTGCTGACTGGCGGCAAAATTTACACCTACCAAGCTGGCACAACAACGCCGCAGGCTTCGTACACCTCGTCGTCTGGCAACACCGCGCACACCAACCCCATCGTGCTGAATGCTGCTGGCCGGGTGCCTAGCGGCGGCGAGATTTGGATTCTTGCGGCAACGTTTTATAAATTTGTGCTTGAAACCAGCACAGGCGTTCTGATTGCCACCTACGACAATGTGGGCAGCAGCTTTAACGCTATCGCCATCATTGCAAACTTTACCGGCAATGGCTCCACTGTCGCATACACGCTGGCAAGCACCCCCGCAGGCGAGAACGCCACCAACGTGTACATCAACGGCGTGTACCAGCAAAAAAACACGTACAGCCTTGCTGGCGCTGTTCTCACCTTCTCTCAAGCACCTCCAGTTACTTCGTCAATCGAAGTCAATTACGTCTAAGGAACAATCATGGCCGATACCAAAATCTCCGCACTGCCAGCTTCAACAACTCCGCTTGCTGGCACCGAGGTGCTGCCAATTGTTCAAGGCGGCTCAACAGTTAAAGTCAGCGTTGCCAACTTGACGGCTGGCCGATCTTTTGATGCTTTGGGCATGACCCTGACTTCAACAGATGCCGGGGCAGCAGCAGCCCCATTGCTTGATCTCTACAGAGACTCAGCAAGCCCAGCGGCATCTGACACATTGGGTGAAATTGAATTCAATGGTGAAGATTCAGCGGGTAACAAACAAGCCTATGGTTTGATTCACGCATCTATTCTCAGTCCAACATCAACCGCTGAACAAGGCCAGCTTCATTTTGAGACTGCAACTGCTGGCGCATTGACCGAAAAGATGATTATCGGCACAAACAATCTTGTGATTAACGAGATCGGTGCGGTGTTTAACGTGCGAATTGAAGGCGATACGGATGCCAACCTGTTTTACACAGACGCAACAAATAGTCGTGTGGGTGTTGGCACAATCAGCCCTGCCGAAAAACTAGATGTTGTCGGCAATATTAAACTGTCAGGGAATTTAATTCCTGCAAGTGGTTTTGGAGTTGACTTTGCTGCCACTAGCCACCCTGCTGGCATGACCAGTGAATTATTGGCTGACTATGAAGAAGGCACTTGGACACCGATTTTAACAACAACTGGAACTGATTTTACCTCGGTTACATATGCAGCCCAGACTGGTGAGTATGTAAAAATTGGCCGCGCAATTTATTATTATTTTCAAATTACCACAAGTGCAGTTACTATTGGGTCTGCAAGCGGAGATGTTGGAGTTGGTGGGTTGCCTTTTGGCACCGGTGGCGGCGAAACTACTAGCTACTTATCCGCATCGGGATGGGTATCAAACATTCCTTCAAGCGCCGAAAAACGAGGCGGGACTCAAACTTTTGCAAGATTAAAATACCGAGCAACAGCCAATGGGGCTACGGTTAACATGGCCGTTACGGACGTAAGCACAGGCGCAAATGAAGTGTTGGGTTGTTTATACATAGTGCGTTCAGCTTAACAAGGAATAATATGGCGCTCACAAAAGTAAGCTATTCAATGATAACGGGTTCGCCCGTTAACGCTCTTGATTTTGGCGCTAGTCCTTCCGCTTCTGCCGCAACAAACACTGCGGCATTGCAGGCTGCTATTGACTACGCCAGCAGCGCCCACACTGAGTTGATTATCCCAGAAGGGATTTATCAAACCAACGGTACGCTGTATGTGGATCAAGATGAAGTGATGATTCGCGGGATAGGCGCGGTAAGCACAAACGCTGGCGCATCTAGGGGCAGTACAAACGATAGAACCCGAGGCGCGGTCATTCAATACACGGGTACAGCTTGCGCTTTGCAGGTAAGCAAATCACGTTCTGCTAATCCCGCAAATGATGTTACAAACCCTGGCTTTATAAGTAACATTCAAATTCACAACTTGAGAATTGAAGTTCCAGCTAACTGCGCTAATGCTTTGTTGGTGTTTCAGCCACTCAACAGTTACTTTTTTAACATTGCAATTTGGGGGAGCCAATCAACAGGTGGGGTGGCTGCTGGAACCACGTTGATGACTGTTAGGGGCGGCGTAAGCAACATCTTTGAAAAGATTGTTTTACTTGGTATCGGGCGCGATTTAACAGCCCCGAATAACACGTATTACGTTAATTTCGGGATGCAGTTATTGTTAGGGTGGAACAATGATACCGCAACCACAACAATATTTAGGCGTTGCTACACTACATATTGTAATATTGGCGTTAATCTGTCTTACAGATACCAATTTGAAGATTGCATTTTTGAATCTTGCCGTATCGGCATTCAATGCTTGGCAGATATAAATGCTGATTTTGAAAGATGCTGGTGGGAAGCCAATATAGATTACGACATTAGTTATTCAAACAGCATTGTTTCGATAAAAGACTCCCTTATAAATGCGTACACCCGCCAAGAGTTTTTTAACACTGGCGGCGGCGTTGTAAAGCTACAATTTGACAATGTGCAATTTTCAACGACAAACGCAAACCCTTTTATTTTTGGTGTAAATCCATCTGGAAATAATATATTTTCCACTTCTGGATCAACCCCAAAAACAATTTTGTTTAATAACTGCTCGTTTCCAGTAAATACATCTATGGGATTTATTTACAACAACCGCACAGTAAACAAAATTCAAATTTTGAACATGCAGCAAGAGACTTTGACTTTTGCCGCTGCGTCGGTTGGGGCAAGTGCTACACCAACGATGAACGGCACAAGCGGGTTTGCCAGCTACACGATGCAAGAAGCTGGCGATGTGCTTGGCATCAACATCTACGCTTCGGCGGCAATGACTGGTGGCACATACAGTGTTCTCACAAGAATAAATGGCACTGCTATTCCATCTCTTTCGAACCCTATTGTTGCAGCCCAGTCCGCATTTCCGTTTACAGAAAGAACTCAACCATTGAGAGCATCTTTTGTAAAAGGTGACGTTATTACGGTTGTTTTGAACACCGACTCTTTGTTCGCGCCCACAAACAACATTTGTTTTGAGGTGATTGTCGCCTACGGGCCAAGTGGCGAACAAGCGTAATTAAACCGTACTGGTGCGGCCCACCAGACTTAATGCCCGACTGGATGGTCAGGCTGGAAACAAGGAAAAATCATGGCACTCGAAAAAGTCATCTCTGTTGATCTGATTGAAGCCCTCGAAAACGGCACCGTGCAAGTTCGCACCAAGACTGCCATCATGGAAGATGGCAAGCAGATCAGCGGGTCATTCCACCGCCATGTTGTTGCCCCCGGCGACGACTACAGCAAAGAAGACACCCGCGTTCAAGGTGTCTGCGCGGCCCTGCACACTGCCCAAGCCGTTGCGGCCTACAAAGCTGCACAAACCGAATAATCTGTCGCATAATCGCAGCACAAACTGTATCGGCCCGGTAGACCGAGGTTTCTAACGAAACACCATGAACGAAGAAAACTTAGCGGTAGTTGACACCGCGCCAGCAGCCGAGGTGACGGCCACCACGGAATCTGCACAAATCGCGCCGGAAGTAGCTGATAGTCAAGTCGAAACGCCCGAGGAAAAGAAATTTTCCCAAGCCGAAATCGACGCGATGATTAGCAAGCGCCTTGCTAGGGAGCAGCGCAAATGGGAACGTGAGCAGCAAGCTAGAACCACCCAACCCGTGGTTAGAACGGAAGTCCCGCCTATCGAGAATTTTGAGTCTGCTGATGCCTACGCGGAAGCGCTGGCGGTCAGAAAAGCCGAAGAAATGATCGCGCAGCGTGACTACCAGAAACAGCAGTCTGCGGTTAACGAGGCTTATCACGACCGTGAGGAAGAAGCCAGGGCCAAGTATGACGACTTTGAACAAGTCGCCTACAACCCACAGCTTCGAGTCACTGACGCAATGGCCGAGACAATCAAGGCATCTGATGTGGGGCCGGACCTAGCCTATTGGCTGGGCAGCAACCCGAAAGAAGCTGATCGCATTTCCCGCTTGTCACCTCTCATGCAGGCCCGAGAGATTGGAAAGATTGAGGCCAAGATTGGCTCCAATCCTACCGTGAAACCAACTACGTCTGCGCCTGCGCCGATCACACCTGTGACAGCACGGACCAGCGGCAACCCGTCTTACGACACGACTGACCCTCGCTCTGTGAAGGCCATGAGTACGTCGGAATGGATTGAAGCTGAACGTGCCCGACAGATGAAGAAGCTGCAAGCACAACTTAACCGCTAAATTTTTAAAGGAATCGCATCATGGCGAATAGCATTCTTACCATTGACATGATCACACGGAAAGCTCTGGAAATTCTGGAGAACAACCTTGTGATCACCCGTAACGTGAACCGTCAGTACGACGACAGCTTTGCTGTTGAAGGTGCCAAGATTGGTTCTACCCTGCGTATCCGT